TTTTAAGAACCATTAAAATCTTTATGTTTTGAAGTGTTTCGTTTGTGGATAAACGACAAAGTTTTCATAGTTTGAAAAGTCTAGTCAAAATTAATCGACTCGACTACGTCCATCACACAACTCCAAAGTCGAAACTACTGAATTGAAAAAGTGTTGAGTGAATGCGACTTGTCTCCGAGACAATTGAGATGTCTCCAGAAAACATTTATGTACTACGGCCGACTTCCCACAAACGAATTTTTTCAAAAGTTGCGATCATCCGAATATTTAGCAGATTCCAAAAATCTACGATTGTCTCTCAAAATCTGAAAGTTGCGATCGTCAGATTTTGAAATCCTAGAAAAAATTTTTTTAAATCAATCTAAAGGTTTTTTCAAAAAGTGGATGAGTTTAAAGTTTTAAGAACCATTAAAATCTTTATGTTTTGAAGTGTTTCGTTTGTGGATAAACGTTTGCCCATAGGGCAAACTCTAACCGATGCCCTATGGGCATCGGGTAAACGACAAAGTTTGCATAGTTTGAGAAATGCTCAGAGGCCACCATGTAGACTTCTCAAACAACAGCAAAATCGCGATAACCACAAATTTCAGCTGAAAAAATGTTTAATAAATGGATACGTTGAAAAAATATACAACCATGAATAAAAACATGGCTTTAGAACTTTGCAAAATATTTACAGTACTACTTGTTATTTTTGCCTTTTTCTTACCCATAAACAGTTTGTGGTTCAATTTGGTCATATCAACTGCGATCGGAAGTGGATACTATTTATTAGGTGAAACTTACCCACAAGTCATGATGATTATATCTGTGCTTGTAAAGTACCAGATTCAAAAAATTAAAAATAAAATAAACAAATGGTTTTTGTGGACTCGATCACCACAAAATGGATCATTGATTAAACCCGATCGTTTCAGGCTTCAATTGGAGGATAATTTTAATTCTCTTGAATACTTTGACAACCGAAAGGTTGGTTGCAAGGACAAAAAATATATTTATTTGTTCAACGAAAGATTAAGGTCGAACGATCTTATTGTTTTCAAAAACGAACTTGACCAAGACATAACTGACTGTCTTGAACCATATCTTGGACCAATGCAAAATTTTCACGGTGTTCCTCTAACTCCTGCTGATTTTAACCATAAAAAAATAAAATTATTTAGAGATGGTGACATATGCCTTTCAAAAACATTTGAAGAACATGAAGTTATGGTGATGGGTTAACCCATTCACTTGAAAGCACCATCGTTGAGGAGAGGCTTTGCCTCTCCGAAGCGAACGGATTAACGATGCGTGCTAAAAATTGATTTTTCAAGTTCAATTGAACTTAAAAAAGCAAAATGACACTGTTTTTGACTACCGGAGTTGTTTTTGGTCAAACAGCCTTTAATATTTTCAATCAAATTGAACAAAATTTCAGTTTAAATATGGATGAAATTCATCTTAAACTTGACCCTCAAGATTTCAACAATGTTCGAGCTGGTTTATTTGACCAAACGTTTAAAATAAAAAAAATTTCAAACTGTAAGATTGGAATAACCTCAAATAAAATTAAATTTTTTTTATATAAAGATATGCCGGGCGTGATCTTAAAATATTCTTCTTTTGAAATTATGATTAATTCTATCCAATACACGTTAAAAGTTGAGAATTTGCTTTCCGTTCACATAAATGGTCTTTTGGAACCATTGCTGAATTTGAGAAGATGTCAAAGTTTGAATGAAGCATTGATGAATTGGTCTTTAAATAAAAAATTCACATCATCCACAATGGTTATGAGTTCCATTAAAATCAAAAAATTGATGGAACTAAGTATGATTGATTGTAACCCAATTGATTTTAAAGAAAAATTAAGGTGGTTCTTAACACATGAAAATATCATAAACTTTGTTCCGTCAAAGTTTATAAAAAAGGTTAAAGTCCTCCATCAATCAAAAAAAAACACATCAATCTTATACCCTCAATTTATGGACATAATTACCCGTATAAATGATTATTTTGTGAAAATGGTTAAAAACTACTATAAAAAAGAACATGTCAAAGATATAACTGACTATAACCTTGATTTTTCAATTGAGCTTTACGGAAGAAAAGAAGAAATTATGGATCCAACAAGCCGTAAAAGTTTATATCTTGTTCAAAAACACGAGGATCATATCCACCTAAAATCGTTTGCCATATTATTTAATTTAAGATGGTTCTTCAACACCAGATATAATTGTAAAAAATCCTTGGGGTTCGACTTCCAATATGGGAGAACTATTAATGGTTATGCTCAAACTTTCCATAAATACGATGATGTTTTGCGGTGGTTAGTCACACACCCAAATGCCATAGAAGATGTTGAATTTGTCGTTTTAGATCCAATCCCACCTAATTATATATTTTAGCACTGAATTTTTTATGCTCATAAAAAGCATAAAAAATTATTTATTTTTTTCATGGTTAAATTTTATTATCTCTCCACCGTGTTTTGAGTAGACTTTTGACCGTTTTTCAAAATGTTTTTTTAAGGTTGGATGAGAGTCTACCAAATCAAAAATAATTGGTTCAACATCTTTTCTTCGCATAACTCGACCTATGAACTGGATATAATAGGACACCATGTCAGCCGCCGCTAACAAAGTATTGAGTCGAGGATGGTCAAACCCCGTTCCGATCTTGGAATTGGTTCCAATGAGTATACGAGCATCTTTATCAAACTCTTGTTGTTTTCCAAGGAGGGACGTGACCTTTTCTCCAAGTTCTTCTAAACAACGCATCAAATATTGTCCATGTTCAACTCGTTTAACGAGAATAAGGAACACTCGATCCTTAAATTGTGTGACGATATTTATGATCAATTTGTTCCTTTTTTCATCCTTTGCCTGTTCATCAAGTATAGAGTTCCAATCAACCTTAGATTTGTATTGCGGCCCAAACTTTAAATATTTATCTTCGTTCGGAGTAAAGCCTGTTTTGACCTTGTAAACTGTATGTTTTTTATTTAAGGTATATTTCACCTTTTGTCCTCCAAAAAACAAGTCAAAAAGAACGTTATATCCATCCTCTCTATAAGGAGTCGCGGTTATGCCCAAAAGATACCTTGGAGTGAGATATAACAGATTTTCTGATAATTTTTCCGTCATACACAAATGGGCTTCATCAATTATAACAAGACCATAACTTGAAAGAAATTTTTTATCGATTTTATGGATATTGCAAGCATTAATAATACAAAAATCTGGAGGATCACTAAATGAAAATTTCTTTATTTTACTGGGGTCGATGACCATAATACTTGCGTTTGGAATAAAGTTTTTAATTTCTGCTTCCCATTGACCTAACAATGGTTTTTTTGGGACAACTATAAAAGTTTTCAGTTTAATTTTACTTGCCATATTTATGGCCGTAACAGTCTTCCCAAAACCAGTGTAACAAGACAACATGACACTTTTACTCTTTTGGAGTAGAGTAAGTGCTTGATCTCGACAATTTTTCTGTTCATCTCTCAAACTACCTGTAAATTCATGTTGCATACCACCCAAACTTTTACGGTTTGGTCTCTGTATTTCCAAATTTTTTTTTAAAGCCAGTTTTAAACCATAACTGAAGGGTATACAACATGGTCTACTTTCAACCTCTTCGTCGACAGAGTAGACATATATAGTTTTTGATTGACTTGTACCATATTGTTTGTTACCAGACTCTATTTTTTTGGTTAGGTCTTTTTGCATTTTCATCAGTACTTTGTCATCATATAAATTTGTGTGGATAATACACGCCATTTTTATTAATAGATTTTTTAATGGATAAATTCAATTTTAAATAAAGTTTTATGATATTTTATGCCTTCTAAAAGGCATAAAACTTTATTGTTTGATTTTTAAACTTCACTTGAAGTTTAAAAACTGAGTGTTTTAAACTTTGTATTTCAGGTCATTGATGCCCTTCATTTCTTCCATTAGTTCTTCTTGGGTCACATTTGACTCGTCCAGGTCAATATTGTTACCACTGAAGATAACATTTTTAGCCTTGAGTTCCTTCTTAATTCGGTTGTAGAGGGTTTTAGAGTTGGGGTTAGCTTTAAAATCGAGAAGAATCTGAAGTTGGGGAAGAGAAGTCTTTGAGTCTTGATTCTACGTTCAGTATAACCATGTTGGGCTCTGATAGAAACCATTCTAAAACCAGTGTAGTAATCAAGCTACACTGGTTTCCAACAACTACTTGCCAAAAATAATCAAACATGGTCATATTAAGCTTGAATTTGGTGACTTCTATAAACTTCATGATATCAAGTAGACTAAAGCTTTTATTCAAAGCTTTATTAATTTTAGGGTTACTTGAACCATTTTCGGTATCAATAACCACACCCAGAAAGGACGTGGTCGACGGTGCTTTAGCCCCACCGTTAGTAACATTTGTTTTTACAAGGTCAGACATATCTTTATTTTCACTTTGATTTTCCGATAAATTCAATTTTTGTTTGTTTGGTTATCATTGTTGGAAGGCGTGTCCAACGGATTAAGCGAAAGTGAATGGGTATAAAACGCATCTAATAAATGTTCACAATTAATGGAAAAACTATACCGTTATCCTCGAATGACACCCTGGGTAGTTTGAGGGGGAAGATAGCTGCTTCTTTGGGTACCTTACCACCTCTACTTGATGTTCCAGAAAATATTGCAGATGGAGGAAATTATACCATACCTGACCCAATATTTTTTGAAGATGAAGACACCATTAAAATTCGAAAAATCGACGATGAACCAATCAAATGGGATGAAATCTCAATGGTAAATTTTGATCCTGTTTTTCTTCGAAAATTGTATATTATAGCAAAGGTTCAATCAACCTTGAATGATTTTGGCGCCGGATTAAGCTCAGATCAAGCCATTGGATTTGCATTTTTGGATCTTCAGACAGAACTGGGAGATGTCGATGAAAATGTATGGTTTAGAAGAACCGACACAATCAAAGAATTTAAAACAATGATTGAAGAGAACCTTAAAAATACCAAAAAACAAATTAAAACGATTGATGTTTGGGGGCGGGTTCAAACAACCTTTGAATCAACACCATTTGTTTTGAATAAAATTAACCATCAAACGGAAATTCCAAATGTTGGAAATAAAAACGAATTAATGGTATTTGATTCCATAAAATTGAATAATATTGTTGTTGCCTGTTTTTATCAAGAAATGGTCAAGTTCAACCCAGATTATAAATCTTTGATAGACGACTACTTGAACCAGGATAAAATTCTTTCCAAAAAAATAAAGGCTTCCGACATCATTAGAATTATGATACAAATTCGCGATTCAAAAGTCTCAACGTTCAATATACCAAGCTCGCGGACAAAATACAAGATGATCAATATATTTGTTCGTGAGGAGGCAATAACCTTAACAATTGAAACTTTAATCAACGAACCCAATGCTGTTGGTGCAGGTGGAAGACCAACCAACAATCTGAAAGATTTGGTCAAGAATATTTTGACTGATATGGGTGAAAGCTCCATATACCCACAACGTCAAGAAAAAGAATTTTATTATGGTTCTTATTCGGCATCTGTCAACATACCACTCATAATACTCAAGGATTTGATCACAAACGACCATAGTCTTTATAATATTAGTTACATTAATGAAAGTGCCTTAATTAACACCCGTAAAACAAATTTAAACATATTTTTAAAGGTTGGTTCGAACCTTGTTGGTGTGCGTTCAAATGATATTGGAGTGAGTCTATTTGAACGTCCTGGTACAGTCGGAACCTTTGTCAGACTCAAGAAAATTCATGGTGGCCCTGATCTTAAAACAAGGATAAATAATTATACAATTTTGGTTAACAAAATTTTACAGTACACTTTGGGTAAAGTTGATGTCATATCAAATTTTTACCAACAATACATAAATTTAAAGATTGATCGAACCTTATTTGAAGGTCAAGGAAATAAGGAGAAAGATAACCTTCTCAAACTTCAAGCACCAGAAATTTTTATTCCAAACTACACCAGATTATGCAATAAGCCTCCTATGGTAGTCGAAGATCAAGAAAAAATGAATGATGACACTGACACCGTTTTAAAATTTCCAATTTATGGAGAATCTGAGCAAAAATTTTATTCTTGCCCATACCCCGACTACAAATATCCCGGTTTGAGGGAGAACACCAAATTGGCAAACAGGGACATTTATCCATTTGTTCCTTGTTGTTATCAACGACCACAAAAAAAGAGCAAAAATTATAAGATGTACAATCACCAAGAAGTTTACGAACAACGAATTAATGCCGGCGAGATAGGTAAAACATTAAAAATTTTATCTCCAGAAAGATTAGGTGCTCTTCCACCAAAAATCGATAAACTTTTAAGTTACACAACCAATAACAAATTCTATAGGTATGGTATACCATTATCTTCTTCGAGTTGTGTCAATATATTAAACAAGGTCACCAACAGGCAAGAATCTGATACAACTGTGAGGTCTGAATTGGCCAAAAGAGCAGAACTTTGTAAAGGTGAATTCAATTCATTAAGTGTCAAAGAAATTGCCAAAAAAGTTATGGATCCGACAACCTATATTAATCCAAGATATTTTAAAGGTGCATTGGAAGATTACTATCAATTATCTTTCATTTTATTTTCTCTGACTGAAGATGACTTTAGCGTCTACCCCAACAGATTTGTGAGGTTTATTTGTCCATTAAAAAAACGAGTAATTTTAATGATTGAACACGAGCAACAAGAACATGTTGAACTAATTGTGGATGAAGAGACCTCAACATATGTAAATAAACAAGGTAAAAAACCTATTTTTACATTTGAAAAGGGTGATGCTCAGGTTAAAAAAATTTTTGCATTGTTCAAAGAAAGGTTCAACCATGCCGTGTACGACATTGATAATAAAAATTTTATCAATCTTTTGACCACGAATAATCCATCTGAAAGTGGACTCAACACTTTTCAAACCTACCCATGGGAAACAATTTCTGCAAATGGAAAAATTTTAAAGGTCGTCGAACCTTTAAATCAATACGTCGATAATTATGGTCAGACTAGGCTTGTTGAATTTGAATTTGAATTTGAAAATATTTCATTTGTTGGTCAATTTCCACCGTTACCGTGCTTAAAACTCCCTATCAAATCTCTTGATTATTTTATTTCTGTCAATGGCAAACTTCAACCACAAGTTGAAAATAACTTGAAAACAAAATTTTCATGGTTAGATTTGTACCAAACAAAATTGAATACCACTAAAGGTTACAGTTCTCCATATCAATCGTTTAAAAAAATGAAAAGAATGGCTGAATACATCCTTTGGGCAGCATGTCATTTTTACAGTGTATTCAGCCTGGGAACTGGTGGATCTGTCGATGAATGGATTTCTCAGCATACTCAAGTTGTCGAAAATTTTAAATACTCCAAGGTGGCAATTAAACCTATTTTCAACTCGGCAGAATTGATGGTTAACAACAAGTTTATATTCAATTCTCTTGAATTTCAAAACAGAATACGGTTCAATCTAAGCTTAATTTCGCCGATAAACTTGAAGATATATTCGACCAACATATACCACTTTTTCTTTAATGATATTGCCAATTTCAATGTTGTTTACCCAGCACAACTTGCATTGACAAAACACGATTATTTTCAAAGGACTCGTACTCCATATGTATTGAACATTTTAACAACTCAAAATGTTCAATACATAAGGTCAAATACACTTTATTATATAAAAGATTTATTTGGGTACAAATTTGCAGATTCCGATAATACTTTATGCTTATTCTTACCTTCATTACAAAAATTGGCTGAAAATGCCAGTCAATTTTTAGGTCAAAAAATTGTATTGGACGAAACAATAATGAATGTGACTGTTTTCGACCAGAATACTCTCCAACAATATTCTGTTGGTCATAAAGAACCATCTATTGATGTTATTGTTATAAATATTAATGGATATTGGTTTTATGGTTTAATCTTACCAAAATTAATGTAATTATTATTCCTTTTATACCTACTATTCAGGTATAAAAGAATTTATTTCAACTTGTTCAAAAGACAGAGTCGAACGTACCTCACGATATCAACATCGTCAATTTTGGCAAATAATTGGTCCTCAATATTTTTATTTATTTCAAGGATATCGGCAAGCACATCTTTATTTATTTTTATTGTCGAATCTGATGTTCCATAAGTTGAATGAACAGCCACAAGATACCCCATTATAAATGCCGATGGATTTTTATATTCAAAATCTGGTATCTTTTCAACCAGACTGAGTATATGGGTTATTTCAACTGAATTTAAAGTATGATTGTCTGAATCATTTATAATGTTTATGGTTGCAAGTGCTATTAATTTGAATTTTTCATTTATAGTATAACCACTTTTTTTAAGGTTAATTGCGCCACCCAGACCTAGCCCAATATCGGCTGCTCCAAGTCTATTCCAAGCATCTCTTTCGGCTAGAAATTCAACCTGGTTTTCAAAAATGTCGTCTTCTTCCTCCATAATAATTTATTTATTGGTTATTTTTGACTCACATTGAATATTTTTTGTATTCTGCTTTGATAAGTAATAAATGGATACAGGCACTAAGACTTATCAGATAGATAAACATAAACAACTTATACCCTTGAACGGCAGCACTGTTAATTTTTCTTGTTTTTTTGAGGTTAAAAGCAAGGATAAAAAACCATTTAATATAACTATTGTCGAACAAGGTGAAATTAAACCAAAACAATATAAACTGGTTGACGATGGATACATTAATGGTCAAATAGAATCAGATGGACAATTAAAATCTTATTTTTTGGTTTTAAAGTCTCAACAACCATGTGAATGTGATGTACGAGTAGTGGTTAAACCAAAGGAAGCCGGAGAAAACGTATCACAACAACAGCCACCTCAACAACAACCTAGTCATGGACCAATTCAACCACCGCCACAACCACCTCCAGATATGGTTGTACAACCACCTGAAACCTATTTTCAGATGAAATACATTATAGGCATATCTGTAACCATTATAATGGTCTACTTGTTGTACAGGTATCGTAAGGTCATTTTTGAAAAATTGTCTACAAAGGATACTTTGATGCCAAGCATGTCAAGTACAAGTTTTTGATTGTTTGACTGGGTCAGTACAAATATTGAAGTGACGCGTCATGTTTTAAAAAATGCTTTTTTTTAAAACAAATAAATGAGTATTCCTAACCTCGCACCAGTCGCCCAACTATTAAAATGTACGAGGGAAATTTGTAGTTTTTGGTTCAAAGTGACCAAGTAGTTTTTCTGGGGTTTAAAAAAATTTGGTCTTGACCCGTTCGTTTTGCGACGGGTTACAAACCACAAAAAAATAAAAAATTTAAAAAAATGGTCTTAACCCACCAGTAAAACTAGTGGGTCGACCCGTCGCAAAGCGATGGTGCTTTGCACCATCGTTGAGGAGAGGCAAAGCCTCTCCGAAGCGAACGGGTTACAAACCACAAAAAAAATAAAAAATTTAAAAAATGGTCTTAAACCCACATCGTTGAGGAGAGGTAAAAAGCCTCTCCGAAGCGAACGAGTTACAAACCACAAAAAATATGGTTCGTCCAAATATTTAAGTTCACTTGAACTCTTTTATGCCTAAAAGGAATAAAAGATTAAATACACCATTATTGTGTTACAAATTTAGAAAAAATAGATTCCAAATCAGGGTCTTGTTCATCTTTAATTTTTTGGTGTAATATATCAATGAAATTTAAAGGCGTATCTACACTTGAACACTCAGATATCATGTTTTTCAACTTAAAGGTAATTTTGAATCCTTCATCTAATAGTTGTTTGTACCTTAAAGTTTTCTTGAAAGTTTGAAATTCTTCAGCGCAGGTTGAATGAAGCACAATTTTATATTTTCGAAATTCTTTGTTTTTGAATTTTAATGGTTTCATCACATCTTCCACACTGAGATATTTTATTGTCAGTTTTGGCATTTTAAGGTCAATTTCTTCATAACTCAGTTCATCGTTGGTAAAGGTCAAAATAGGCACAGTATTTTCAATCGATTGTCCAAACGCGTGTTGCATAGCTGAACCAGGATAATAGATGTTGCTCTGACTCCATTGTTTGTTGTGAATATGGCCGCTGATAACCATAGGCCAATTTTCGTCCCATTTGTCTCCACATTTGCTTTCTATTGGACCCATCTTACAACCAAAAAATTCTTGATGGGCAAATATAGCCTTAAAATTTTTTGAATAATTGACTTGATCATATTTTGTTTTTAATGCTTCTTCAAACCTTCCAGGTGGAACGTACGGGACGAATAAAAAACTGAAGTCATCCGTGGTGTATTCAACCACTTCATCAACTATGGTAACATTATCCCAACATTTAAGCGCATTCATCCAATGATGGTCGGTCAAAAACTGTTGATTGTTTTTGTAATCATGGTTGCCAACAAGCACAAAAGTCTTTATTTTTTTTCTCAACAAATCGATAAATTGTATGGCTAAATTCAACGGTTCAACATCAACTCTGTCATGGTTGTCTAACAGGTCTCCAGCAACCACAACAAAATCCAATATATTTGATTCGACGATACCCACAATTCGAGACACAAACAACGGGATATACTCTACATTTTTTATTTTAAAGTGAGGATCACCCACAAATAATACTCTTTTTTCAATAACGTCCATTCTTTATTTATGCTTAAAACAATTGTAAAAAATCATTTATTTTTTTTCCAAAAAACGTCGGGAATAGAGCTCACTTTGTCCATAAATTCAAAAATTGAAATTTTTCAAGTAGTAAGGTAATAAATAAAGAATGAATCAAGCATCATTTTTCATCGAAAAAAAAGCATTATTTGGTGGTTATCCCAACCACAATCAAATCATAGAATTGAAAGAAGAGGGGGTAGTGTGGTTCATAGACTTGACCAACAACAATGAAAGAGGGATAAATCAGTACTCTCATCTTGTGGACAATTGGATAAATTTTCCAATTAAAGATGGATGGGTACCAGAAAACAAAAAAAAATTTCACATTTTTCTGTTATTGATCCAAATGGCCATTGAAAGCTTAAAACCGGGAGAAAAATTATATTTACACTGTCGAGGAGGTCATGGTCGATCAAGCCTTGTAATATCTTGTTTTCTGAGTATGGTTTTTAATATACCAGTCGCTGATAGTCTTAATCTAACCAGAGACTATCACGCTCTTCGGCCAAATTTAAACCCAAAATGGTTGATAGGGTGGCCTTTAAGTTTAAAACAAAGAAAATTTATCGAATGTTTCTTTGGTTCTTTGTGCCTTCATTCAAATTTCAATGATTCCAAAATTAAAGATATTTCCACAAAAACAGAATTTTTTAGGTACATGATAATCTTAAATTTATATCTTCATCAGCACACTTCTGTGCTTGAAGTACTCCTTAATTCTGGTTTAAAAACAATAAAGGGAGAAGGGATCTTAAGTTGTATGCTTCAAGAATTAAGGTTCTATGTACTTTATTCCAAAGCAAAAAAGATTTTTGATTTTGGGTAAAAATTAACCACATTTAAAAAGGTTCGGAACAACACAAATTGGTCAGTTTTCGTTTATTTCATTTTAAACACAGAAAATAAATGTCAAGTGGAATAAATTTCAAACTAATTGATCCAGTAGCACAGCTAATTGCTTCTGGAGGAGGTTCGGGTTCAGGTCTACCATTAACAGGTGGTACTATGAGCGGTGCTATTGTTCAACCAATAGCACCAGTTGCACCTTTTGATCTGACCAACAAACAATATGTTGATGGTGCATTTCAAGCCAAAAAACCAACTGCTATACCAAATAATATCGCATTTTTTGGTAGTGGTGCAGATGCGGGTCAGACAATTGATTCGACATATAGTATTGACACCGTCATAACCAACCCACAGTCAAATACAACCATATGGCCAAGCAGTAGAATGATTGCGTCATTACAATATGGTGCCAATGTTTTCAAGGCAACGGCATCCATTAATATTCCTTCTATTGGAACTGCCAAGGCATTCAGCACAGGAAACGCCATTGTTGGACTTGCCGCATGGCCAAATACCGGTTCAACATTCACATTAGATGGTGCAGGAGTAGCGACTATATCAAATTCTCAACCTTACACCACTTACTACAGAATAACTTTTGTTGCAGGCAGTATGAGTGAATCGACTGGTATAAATGGTTCTGTTAGTTGCCAATTCCAAGATGAAAGTGGCCCAACACTTTTTGGAGTTGAAAAATGGTTGAGTTGTCTTCCAAACACATCACCGTTTCCAACCCAGGCATTTTGTAAAGAAGTGTATTTGACTGCATTGATAAGTGTTGCACCCACACTATCGTTCCAGTTTTCTGTTCAACTAGCAAACCCTGGAGTAAATGCAATCGTGGTTGATCCAACGGCTCCTATCGATCCATGTCTTTTGATTATTGAAAGAGTGGCGTAAAACCTATTTTTAATTTTATCCTCAAAAAGGATAAAATTAAGCACAAAAATTAAAAACTAAGTGATGAGGTTGATTTAGGGTAGATGTATACCCTAGAATTTTGAATCAACAACTTTTTGAAAATATCCATTTTATATCTTTTAGTGGTTGTTGGAACCCTATTTTTCGTTGTAAATCTTTTAATAAAAGGGGTGGTTGTCGAAGGCGCTTGTGTAGTGGTGATTTGTGGGTTGTATTTTAGACATGTTGCTTTGGATTTTATCAAAATTGGATAAATCAAGGTACCATGTTACCATTGTTTCATTCAAATTATTTTTTGGAGTATCCCAACCCCTTGCAATAACAAATCGTTTTTGACGCGCGTTCATCCCACATCGAGGAGTTTGAAATAAATTTGTGGTTAAAGAGTCCAAAAGCCCAGTTGGTTTAATACCTGCGTCTTTTTGAAGGTTCATGATACCTTGTAAAATTTTATCATGATCTTCAAGAGATGCAATTTCATTATTTGAAAGTTCAGGGTCCAAATAACCATATTTTATTAAATATTTTTGTTGACACTGAATATCGCATTCAAACCCTGGATTCGGATCAGAAATGGGACGAGAGTCAACAATATACACGATACACAAAAATACATATAGTTTCATTTATTAAGTCCAATATTTGAAATTTTTCAACACCCATTTTGTTCAGTTTTATTTACCAATAAATAAAGGAGTCATTAACCATGAATTTAGAACCATATATTTGGGGTCCTCATTATTGGGCTACAATGCACTTTATGTCATCGACATACGATAACAAGCCCAATCAAAGCATAAAAACAATCATGAAAAATTTTATTCAGTCCGTGCCTGTATTTTTGCCATGTAAAGAATGTCAAGATCATGCATTTGAATTTGTCAACGCAGTTCAGTTGGATAAAGTAGTTGAAAATCGAAAGGAGCTTTTCACCTTTTTTTTCAATTTTCACAACTCTGTTAATCAAAGGTTAAAAAAACCTTTAATGAAAATTGAAGATGCGCTGAATAAATATTTTGTTCCAAAGGAAGAACACCACCTTTACCTTCCATCAAAGAAAATAGATGGACCTGTTTTTGGATCATCGTTTAACCCTAATGGAGGCGCTGGTTCAACTCGAAATTTTTTTATTTTAAGTGTGGTAATTTTAACCATTATTTATCTTATTCGAAGAAATTGGCCTAAAATGCATTCCTAGGCAAGGGTAGTACCCACGGAAGATTATCATATTTCAATTTTATGCTTGTTTGAAGCATAAAATCGTCTAGTGCCTAGCATCCACTTTCTTTCAAATTATGGTTCTTTTGACCACAATTAATAAACTATCTTGTATTTGAAGTTTCCATCGTCGAAGCTCAGATTTAGAATTGGTCCACCCGGTTAGTTCTTTGATTTGGCTCCACAAGTCTTTTTTGTTTGAGTTGGAGACGTTCAAGAGTCGATTCATTAAATCTTTTCGTTGTATGACAACCGACTCATTTCGTTCATGTTGTTCTTTGATACGAGTCAAAATGTCTTCAAACGCCTCTCTTATAGACTCACTTTCCTCTTCTTCTAGGTCAATGGTTTCAATGTGTTCTCCAATCTGGTAGGTTAGTCTCTTGAAGTCCAATGGTGGTGGGATGACAACTTCTTCTTCCAGGCTTTGATCTAACCTTGTTCTGATAAAGTTGTTGATGTAGTCGACACTAGCGTCATAATTGTTAACGATAAAGGTGACTATGTCCTTTAAATCTGTAAACTTGATTCCGTGGTACATTTCGGACCTGTTATCTTTATTTTGTTGTTCCTCAGATTGTTTAGGGTCTTTCCACTTGAAGTCGGCTAAGAGTTTCTGAATATGGTTATCAACATCCTTTGAGTTGTAACATTTTATCGCGAACACATAGTAGTACTTCGTCCGGCGAAAGCCGGACTACGTAATCTTTTTTGACCGAAGGTCAAAAAAGATGAGTACCCATCTCCAACACCTTTAGCTCGACCAGTATGGTACCCGCCAATACGACTACTTAAACGTATGGTAGAACCAACCTTCCACAGCCTCTCGAGTGCATAAAAATCGTTTGTGGCGATGTAGATCCATTCCATTTTTCTCTCTTTAATGGTTATTCTCTTCATAAACTTGTTGACTCTGATAGCCTTACGTTCAGCCTTTACAAGTTTGTCTCTTAGTTCTTCCCCTTCTCTTTTCAAATCTTCTTCTGATTTTTCTTTTATGGCTAGTTGTTCCATAGCTTGAGTTAATTGAGATTCAACTTGATATGAACCATATTCTCTTATGGATGGTAAAATTTGTTCATAAACCAATTCTTGAAATAAAAGTGAAAATGCGGTTTTACTACCCATAATAAGAGAATAAAGACCGGGTTCTGAAATGTAGACAACCTGTCCTTCTCGGAACGTTATTTCAGATTTTCCAAGTAAATTATAGTTGGACGGAACCATAATCTGGGGGGGGAAAACCCCCCCCCAGATCTTGATTATTTTGACCATAAAACTGAGACAATTCTTTTTTATATTTTAATGGTACATGGGTCTTTAAAGCATATTTATAATCTTTATGGTCCAATATATCACATAGATCCTTACCACAAAAATATGGATATTTTGTTGTTCCAGACAACTTTACGGTATAATTTTTTTCGTCGAGAGTTATAGTCAAATATTCACGGCATTTTGTCTCAATTATAAAAAATTATTTCAATTTTATTTTTTATACCTAAAAGGCATAAAAAACACCACAGAACTTAACGTACGAGTCGATAGCATATGTCTCCATCAGATCTTGTTACCCGAATAACGTCACCCTTGATAAAATTATAAAATATGCAGTTAGGGTCAGCTTCATTTATAATAGCAATTTCTCTTTTATTACGGACTTCTCGACCATTAACTTTTTGATGTTGCGGAGCTTTTTTGGTGGTGTTGATGTTGAAGAAATCGCTCCTAATCAATTGGATATGGCTTGAAACTTCCTTAAACTCTTTTACGTGAGAGTTTTGAAAACTTTCGCAAACAATGACCAATTGAACCACATTTTTACCTGAAATCTTGGCTAGAATATTTCCATCATTATCAATGGTAAATTTTGACCATAGAAATTCTCGAACGACATTCAACTCAAATTTACCATTAAAAATTTTTATATAAATATATTCATCGCACTCGTTCGTTTGGTTGTATCGAACCCCTATCATGTAACCTTCTCGAATTTTGTGTTCTTGAAAGTCGCGTTGGACCATCATTTCTTTTATAATGTCAAGCTTCATCTTATTTTATTTATGTAGTTTTTTACCATTAAAAATTTCAATTTTGGAAATGAAACAAATGGTCCAATTGAGCATACAAATTTTCAATGGATCCAGTATTCTCAATGGTATAATCCCAACCATTATAATTGTCCAAGTCCAAATCACTTTGATGGTTGACGTAACCATCCGAAGAAACTACCGCACAATTCTTGATCTGAACGCATATGAAACCGTGTTGTTTTAAAGCCTCAAATTCGTTTTTAAATCTGAGGTCTGCTACATACACATTGGAAGAATTTGAGTTGTACAATTGTTCAATCAGCAAGTCAACCCAAACGTTATTATTTATGGTTCTTGCCCACTCTGTTCCAATAAATTGTAGAAATTTTCTATCTTTTGTTTTGTTAAAGTGACACATATCTTGAGCAAAATTTAATATTTTATACAGTGGTTCGGCAAATGAAAGCTTAATTCCACCATACTTTTCAACGAGATAATCACACGAAGTATCTTTACCAACTCTTCGTTTGTAACCAAAGGCTATTTTAACCATGTTTATTTATTTATAAATTTTCAATTAATTTTCATTTTTTAACCTGTTCATCTACCATTATTTTAATTTAATCTTTGATGCTTCTTAGAAGCATAAAAGACTGTTTTTTAATGTGACTATTAAATTTGTGTTTATTTAAATTTTGTGATCAGATTCGTCATATCATTATTTAATGAAATGGTTGGATAAAACTCTTTTCCATAGCTGGCACCAACCATAGATAACAAAAATGTTTTAAACAGTTGATTTGTTGATTGTTGGGCAGTTTCAACTGCTTGTCTCGGGTTATTGTCGAATCGAATGAATGATTGAAGCGCCCATACAAACACTTCAAGTTCGTTTGTCATGTCCAAGATATCATGAAATTTGTTGACTCCTGCATATTTTAAGATTGTGAACAACCACAACATTTTTTTATTTTTTTGGGTCATTGCAAAGTCAATCAACCAAGTGTACAATTCTTCTGGAGTGTGGATAGTTTCAACCATCAATTCTCTCAATAATGAAGAATACAGCAAGGCAAATGAAACCATGGTTTCATTAACCTTTTCAAGAGCAAATTTTTCATCTGAATATTTTACGAGAGAAGTGAACCACATATTTTCCGAAGAAAATTTAATGCTTGGGTTGAACACATTTTCAAGCAACGATGATGTTGACGCCAATGTATTTTTTTGATCCAAAGACACCATAAAAATTAAACCTTCAATTTTCTTAACTGGCAGGTCCAACGGAACCAAAGTTAAATTTGATGCAACATTGTACAAGTTTGTTGACATGTCGTACAATTTGGGTGAACCGAAAAGTGGTGCTTTGGGAGCCTCCAGATTGGTTGAACCGAAAAGTGGTGCTTTGGGAGCCTCCAGATTGGTTGAACCGAAAAGTGGTGCTTTGGGAGCCTCCAGATTGGTTGAACCGAAAAGTGGTGCTTTGGGAGCCTCAAAAAATGAAGTGGTAGTTGGAAGAGTGGTGAATGAAAACGGTTTTTGAACAATTGGTTGATTAGACCATGATGAAGCAGAAGTTGGTTTTTGACCCCAGGTTGTTGTTGGTTGGGTTTGGCCAAATAATTTATTTTGTGGTTGTTGTTGACCAAACACAAATGTTGAGGTTGGGTTTGGGTTTGGGGCCGATGGTGCTGCCCAAGTATAGTATTTATTTTGATTCTGGTTAAATGTTGCCATTTTTATTTGACTGATTTTTTTCAGCGACAACTTCAATTTTCTGCAAAAGCAACTTGTTCAAAGGTTTGTCAAACCTTTATTTTTTATGACTACAACAACTATTATAAAAAGGGTTGAAAAAAGAATTAATAAATGTCAGTAGTCACTATACGAAATAGTTTGGATAAACCATTCGGTAAACTTGCTAATGATGCAATTTTACCATTTAAAGTCAAGTCTCATACTTATTCAAGTATCGTGAACTTTGTATACGCGAATTTGTTACCAGAGTCGACTTTCAAAGAAGAACTATCACAAACTTTACCAAAAAATGTTTTGGATACATTTGAAGAGGTTCGAAAACACCTTAAACGATCAACGATTCAATCTGCGGCTCACACAGCCATAACTGAAAAAGCAAGGCAGAACGAAACCTTTTTCAAAAAATTGATGGATACGGAACATCTTAAAATATTGTATTATTCTCCAAATGATTTTCTTGGTATAGGTCGAGCTAAAAACGGAGAAAATATATTTGGTCAGGTTATGGAGCAAGTTCGCAACGAATTGCAAATTGAACAGAATAAAGCTCAACAAAAGGATAATATTTATCTCTCTTATATTGCCGAAATAAATTTGAAAAAGGCTTTAAGGAAGCATAACTTGGAAAAATACATTTCAAAGGATAAAAAACGAAGCATAAAAAGGTTGGTTGATGCACTAGTCCAAGATTATGGTAAAACCGAGGTGTATTCAAATGCACCAGATATGGACACCATATTGACCTTACATGAAAAACGAAATATAATGAATTACACCGACCCTAATTCTTTAATTCGAATAATTCGTAAAAATGAGGGTCGAAATGTCCTTAAAAAAAATTTGTTTGAATTAAAAGCGACTTCTCTCCATGCTTTTGTTGATTTCACCATTTCAAAAAATGTCACCGTGTCTGAGGATAAAACAGCCTTAAAAGATCAAATATTTGATATTCTACCAAGTAAGAGAGAAGAATTTGCCAATAGGATTTTGGATCTGTATTCGGCAAAGGCACTTCCAGACGAAATCAAAGATAAAATTAAACATTTTAAGGGCATGTGGTACTTTCCATCAGACAAGGATATTGAATTTTTTGAGATGGAGAATATCAAGTTACCCGAGTTGCGAACAGAGTTTACTGACGAAAATGGTTCATTCAAGATTTATGTTGAGAATGATCTGTTATCACCATTGGATGAAACTTCTGTTGTGGTTATCAACAACCTTAAATTCAAGTCCGTTTCTCAATTTATTGCATTTGAATTAAATAAATTGTATGGTCAAATGGATCCAGCAAAATTGTATGTCAGAATAAAGGATGTTAAAACCACCGATCTTGATCAATTCAACAAGATGATTGAAAAGGACGTCTTTACCACCACAAAAAACAAACTATTGGAAGATGCAATCAATATAAAGCTCCAAGAGTACCATATTAAAAATTTGGTATTTTCATTGGAAGGTTTGGAATTTGAAGATGCATTCGATCTTGAAAAAACCGAAGAATTTTATAACAAGTATAGGGATAAAATTGTACTTAAAATTCATAAAATTCCATCATTTGAAAAGTTTGTTGAAAAAGATCCCTTTCTCATTGATGTGGTCAAAGATAAGGTTGATTTTTACTTTATGATTTTGGACAATTTAATGGTTCATACCAAGTCCAAACATAAGCTTCACGTTGTTTATGATGATTTGGTTCAACTATCGCCTTTTTATAGTTTTATAATGCTGAATGATTCAAACGTGCCAAAAACAAGAATTCCCGAATATTTGATCCAAAAAAATAAACAATATGGTTTAAGTAACCATTCACTGTTGCAAGTTTGGAGTATCATATACAACGGAATGAAAATGAGTGAAAAAATTGTTGGTGAAAATGACTACGATATAAGGTACAAAGGCCTTTTAATCTGGTCTAAATATTTTTTGGGTAAATCAAACCATAATCTGAAAACAATGGAATTGATGCAAAGTCGTCAAGAAGACACTGTTTTAATGGTTCTCTTAGCCATTCTGTCCAAATTGAAAGAAGTCAATTTAAAGTTCAATTCACCCACAATAAATACCCAAGATTTGCAAACTGCCATCCACCTTTGTTTGGGTAAAGTTCGATTGTACAAACATGAATACGAAAAGGTTGAAGAGGACCTTGAATTTGAAGAAGAAATTGAACAAAATCCATATGAAGTTGAGGTATATGATGAAGATTATGGCCAAGAAGAGGATAATTTCGAGGGATTTAATTTATCTTCGCGAAAACGTTTTGAAGCCTTTTTAGCCACATATTTTGAGCCTCTTAAAAATGAACTGGATCTTGCAAAGATGGAGGATGCAGTCTATAAAATTTTGAATTCAAAAATACCGATCACTTTGAAGCATCAAAATTTGAATTTCTTTGTTTCTGGTTTCAAAACTCCACAATTGGAATAAACTTGAATTTCACTTTTATACCTTTTTAGGTATAAAAGTAGCATAAATATTAAAGTTTAACTATACGTTTAACCATTAGAAAACAAAGTATAAGAAGTCCCATAATGGCTAAAATATACAAGGTTTTGTCAGTGTCATAAAGACGACTGCAAATTGGACATGTATCTATATGTTGTGCAATACTGATACAGTTCAACGAAAGAGGATTGAACTCTTGACGTGGTGGTGGTAAATGCCCACGGTGAACACTATGAGCTATTTCAGGGTTAAATGCACCACCAAAACCTCCTGAACTCAACATACGTTCTCGAGAGTCCATGTTTCTTATTGGAAGATTTGTTGGTGGTGGAGGCGGTGAACCATTATTTCTTGGAAAAATTGGTGTGACTTGAGGTCTCATTTATTATAAACGTTTTTACCCACTTTTTCGTTCACAGTGAACTTGTGAATTTTATGGTTGTGTGTACCCCATTACAACTTTTCGGGTTAAAAAATTTAAATTAAAGTCAAATGCGCATTCAAGGTCAACCCATCCTATACCAGTAGAATCTAAATTTTCAAGATTATCAAGGTTGATTATATCCATATTTTCAACACAAATTTTATATACATAACAATTGTCTAATATTATTCTGTACAAGTCGCTATCATTCAATTGTATGATCAATCCAGTTTCTTCTTTCAGTTCTCGTTCAGCGCATACTTTTGTATCTGAATCAAATGATTCCATCTGACCTTTAGGAATACCCCAACAATTGTTATACGATTGGGTTAGTAGAACCATATTTCCACAGTAAACAAATACTCCAGCCTTTCTTTTTTCGAAAGGATATGGTTTACCATAATTTTCAGTTTTTTGTTTTCTAAGAGTTCGAAGTGAACAACAACCTTTTTTACAAACCAATGTTTCCATTTTATCTTTATTCTCCATTGTTTTCAATTTTTTATTTCATTTTTTTCAACACCACTCGCATTCATTACCTTGTATCGACTTTGATGGTCTTTTAGACCATAAAAGTTGGAAAATATTTTTTACTTACCTTTTTTCGAGTGATTTAATCGCTCTCTTCTTCTGTATCTGCATCAAACACTGATTTTTTGACTGGCTTCTTTTTTGGTGCATCATCTTCACTTTCAGAGTCAGAGTCAGTTTGAACAGTTTCTTTCGACTTTACAACCTTCTTCACTTGCTTCTTTTTTGGAGTCTCTGGATCAGAGTTGGATGACTCGCCTTTTTTGACTTTATTTTTGTGAGAACTGCACCTATCGTTGCCCCCTTTTGGTTTTGTGGTGCATTGTTGATTTTTACGTTTACCAGCAATAAAAACATGTTGACAAGTTTTTGGATCCAAACCACTTGGACTGTTCTTCTTTTTGTCAATATTAATGGTTTGATCAACCACATCATCAACATCGCCGGATGTGGTGATATTCATACCAGTCAATTCATTCCATTTTTCAATGGTTGTTTTGACTGGTACTTGATGTTCTTCTTCGAGCCACTTGGCCAAATCGCCAATTGGCATAGCTAAGGATTTAAGGAAATCGTTTACAAAAGCCATTGTTGTAGTTTATTGTAGTCGTTTTTTCAGAGTTATCATTTCAATTTTCTGCGCTTTTATAGACTTGGTCATAAAAGTTTGTGTAGATTTGTGTGGACTTCTCAAACTTCAGAAACTTTGTCGTTTACCCACAAACGAATTTTTTAACCATAAACTAAAAGGGACCAATATTTTTGACCATTAAATTTTCATTTTTCTGAATTTTTTGAAATCCTGAATTTTGAAAGTTGACGACCAAAATTGAGAGACAATCGTAGATTTTCAAAAGTTGCGATCATCCGAATATTTA